TTAACTCCTAAAGAAAAGCTCTAACTCCCGCATCCTTCTATCCCTCAGCCCTTTCGTGACCACCGGATCATCCGGGTTGCAATACTTCGGCCACCAGGTGCGCACGTTCTCCCACTCGCCGCGGTTAATCATTCCGAATAATCTGTACGTCCGGCACTTGGTCAGGCCGAAGTTGTAGACGAATGACATCAGGGCAATAAACTGATTCTCGTTGATGTCGATATGAATCAAGGTCGCAAGCTCCTCCTGGGTGCGCTGGAGGTCACGGTCTAAAAGTTCATAGGCCTCGCTCCGTGTAATCACGTCACCTTTGTGGACGTTCTGAGCGTGACCGAATCCAATCGTCCAGTGGCCCGTCGGACATCTGTAGGCCTCAGCCTCGAAGTCTTCTTGTTCTGCCACAAACTCGGCGGCGATCTCAGGTGGGAACAGCATTAAATTTTGTTTTCTCATTTATGCTCCGCCTCCTCGTGCTTCTTATAGAGTTCGTGAATGAGTTTTGTATTGTTCTGAATAGCCTGCTCGTTAGCCCATATTCCTCGTTTGATATCGTCAAATATCACGTTGCGCTCGCAGTAATACCATCCTAGAAGGAAGCCGAAGCAGATTGCGATGGCGATAGCCGCTGACCTGCATAGGCGTATCGCCCATTCATTTAAAAAGACACTCATGATTTAGCTCCTAGCCTATTGTCTAAAAATTTTTTGATGTAATAAGCGATGATCCTGACTCCAAGGTAAGCAGCCATGAAAGAAATTCCGACTGCGGCCAGCTCATTGACGCCGTATCCCTCAAGAATCCAGAAAACACCGATAGCCGTGACGCCTCCGGACAAGGCTTCCCAGATTGCCTCGAAAGCGGAAAACTCGATCGGCTTCTCTTTGCGTTTCTCCCGCCAATCGTCGACGTATCGGAGCAGTCCGGCAATGAGACCCAGGCCACCCACGCAGCCGATCAAGGTGTTTATCAATTCAGTATGTTTAAGCATGGCAATGTGCGCGCTCCTTGGAACTTTCTGTTCCGATTATCATTCGCTGTTTCTGCGTCATGTAGACACTCCCTAAAGCTTGATTGTCATCACTCAATTAAGCTTCAATGCAACGGCTTCTTGCATTGTCAACTATCAAGTTCGCTTCAAGTATCACCTCGACAAATCAACCTTCTTGGGAAACTGTTAGACATGTTATGAGCGCTTTTTCTTTCAATGCGCACACCTAACGAAAAGCCCCTCGAAGTGAGGGGCGGAGCGGTTAAGAGCCGATAGCTTTTGTAAAACTCAAAGTTCCAGCGGCTGTTTGTGAAGAAGTTGAGTTGTAGTCATAGTGAAGAGTTTGTCCTTTAGCTACAGGAATAGAAATATGATTCCAGTGAACAATGCCGTCAGCTATGCCTCCAGCGGTGAGCGACACATCACTATCCGCACACAAGTAAGCGAAGGTACAGAAGCTTCCCGTGCTCAAGTGGGCGTATCCATCGGCAGGAGCGACATAAGTTGCATTTCTAATGTCCCCCGATAAGGTGGCTATTTTTACCCACGACGTGCTTGAAGGCCCTGCATAAGCCTGATGGCCTATGAACTCCGTGTCACTTCTCTTCACGAACTTGGAAAGGAGGAGCGCTAAAACTGACTTCAGCATGACACACCTCCGTTTACCACGTTAAGTTGCGGAGCCAATAGTCGGAATGAACTTGATATGAGTGGTGCTTTTATCCGTTGAGATGTTAATGTTGATCGTTTCACCCTTTGCGACAGGAAGCGTGAGCATTTTATAAATTCCTGTTTGGTTCGGGCTGTGAAGTAAGCACCCCCTGCGATTAGTAATAGAGCCGAGCTTTGCCCACGTAGCGTCAAGAGTATCGAGACATATAACTCCGTCGCACGGCGCTGTGTAGTCTTGAGAATCGGTGCTAGAGATAAAGGCGATTTCCGTGCCCCCTGATACGAGGGCCTGAGACTGGTTGCTGACCCATGTCTTCTTACTGACAAGAAACTTCTCCGCAAAGAGCTGCACAAGTTGCTTAAGCATATTGCACCTCCTTGCAGAAGAGCGTTCTTAAGAAGTCGCCCCCCGATGGTTTTACACAATTCTAAAGATATTTTTTTAGCGTTGGATCCTTGGACCGCCCACACTTCTCCTTTTGCAATTGGAGCCCATGTGGAACATCCTGCCGATGGGAACGGAAACGTAATCATTGACTTTACACACGGTGTAGCAACAAATATTGAGGCGGAATCACTTGTTCCATCACCATTTGCGTTAAGAACTAGAAAACCATCATACGGAGCAACTCCTGTAGAAACTGTTTCCCAATTAGAAACGCTTTTATTGGAAAACAGATAAGTACTATTCGTTGAAGGTAGCGACTGATGTGCGACTTCGCCTGATTCCTTCTTGCTGTAGAACTTGCTCAGCAGGAGGCTCAATACGTTTTTCAGCATAATGAGCCTCCCGTCAGTGCGTTACGTTCCGATTGTTGAAACAAAGACAACGGTCGCTTCTTTAACACCATCAACGGGGTTCTGAAACTCATATCCAACTTTGGCGCCTTTGGCAACAGACATTTGAATGCGCTGGTAGGTAGTACTCTTTGCGGAGATAAGGACGCCTCTGTTTCCATTCCAGATTTGCGCCCATTCATAGCAACGAGTGTAAAGAGTGACATACCCGTCACACGGAGCGATGTACTCGCCGGGTGAGCTTTGAGGCGTGTAGATAACCCTCTCTGCTGAATCGTCGGGCATTGCTTGGTTACCAATCCACTCAGACTTGCTTTGCAGAAACTTCTCGGCAAATAGAGAGATAAGCGACTTAAGCATAACTCACCTCTCTTACGAACAGCCGAGACAAAAGATCTAAGACCCCCCCCCGATTGTTGGCGTTAAATCAATGATGACTTCTTCCATGTTGCTTCCTTGAACAGTCCAAGAGGCTCCCTTGGTAACGGGAATTGTTGTAGAGAGACGCGCCCCCAGCCACGGAAACGTTAAATTAGAACTGGCTCCGTTTGAGGCGATTCCAACAATTGGTACTGAACTTGTACTAGTACCCGCGAAAAACAGATAACCATCGTATGCGGCTATTCCAGAAAATGCTTGGCCTGTCCACTCTGAGCCAATCGTTCCGTTAGAAACCAAACGCGTATATTGATTTGAGGGCATAGCCTGATGCCCAACTAATGCTGATTCCTTTTTGGAATAAAACCGTGACAGGAGGAGTGACAAAACGTTTTTTAGCATGTCATACCTCCGGTTCCGAAGTTATTTTGTTGCTTCAAGAGAGATAAGCAGAAGAGGGCCTTGGTTCGCGTTATTAGAGCCGAAGTCAACAATAAGAATATCTCCTTTTTGCATTGGGATAGAAGCCGCTTTGTATTCGCAAACTGCATTGGAGAGGTATGCAGTTCCTCTGGTGGAGTTTTCAAGCCTAAACCATGTGTTGTTTGGCGAACCGTCTGAGCCAATCTTAAGGACGGCCCAACCGGTGAAAGGAGCCACAATGTTCTTCTGGCCGTTTCCTGAGATTGTCTGGCTTTGTGAACTGGTACTTGGTCCGCATTGATAAGCAATGTCGGGATATTTACCTTGAAGAAACTTCTCTGCGAAAAGTTGAATGAGGGCCTTAAGCATGACAGAGCCCTCCGAATAAGGAGATTATACCCCCCCCGATTGCTTTTACGAGTCGGACAACAACATTATCCCTGTTTGTCCCATACACCGTCCATGAATCGCCTTTTGCAACTGGAACAAAGACTCCTTGCGTCTGCCCTGTTGCTGTTCCTTCAGATTGAGCAAACACTGTAGCGGTGTCGTTCGTTACTCGTATATTTGAACTAGTATTACTCGCTCTAGCTGAGGCTCTTACAAACCCATCAAATGGGGCAACGCCTTGCGCCATCTGTCCCCATGCTTGTACCGCCGTAGCTGTCGGAGTTATGTAGCTGGTGCTTGGCATAGCACTATGTCCAGCCTCCTCGGGGGTAGTTCGGCTATCGAGTAGCCACTGAATTAAAGATTTCAAACTCATTAGAAACCTCCTCTCATTTGTGATCTTGCGTCAACTTTCTGCTGTAGCTCGTAAGCTAGAGCCGTTGGAAACTCAGGCCATTCAACGAACGGGAAACCCTGCTCCTCAGGCAGGTTTCTTAAAGCCTGTCTGTAAGTTTCTAAGGCCGTTCTGTCGGCGTCCTCAAGGGCACTGCGCTTTGCTCCTGCGCTCCGAGCAATAGTCATATCAGGCAGTTTGACGTAATCGTCTGTGTCCGAGATTCGCGCGTTTCTCTCGGCCTTGATCTCGTTGCTGTAGCGCTCTTTGCAAAATTCATCAGAGTTTTCCGGAAGATCGACCTGTGTGTAATATTTTCCATCAGCACTCTGATACAGCTCGTCAGTGATCAACTGAGATTTGACAGCAAACTGCTGACCCGCCTTGAACTTGACTTTGGCTTTACCGATCAAGGGACGCTCTAAAACTTCAACTTTGAGGTTGTCGGCTTTAAGGTCAGGCGTTGTGAATGTGTAGAGGTCATATCCATACTGGAAGCCCTCAGGACGGTTAAGCGGCTCAATCGGAATTTCCTCTTGAACCTTGTCGCCTTTCAGGTACTTCTTATCCACCAGTGCGATAAGCTCGATTGAGCAAGGCTCGACATGGAACCCCTGAACGTCCGACAAGGACGTGATTCTGCCGTTGCCCATCTTCACGCCGTACTTCGCCACGGGTTTGGATAACGCCTTGGTTAGGTACTCAGCTTTGATTTCAGATAATGTAGTCATACTGCTCCTTATGAATCAGATTCGCTTGTTTCTTCAGCTTCGAGGGCGTCGATTTCCGCTTGTGTCGCGCCGTTGTCTAAACAGAGTTGTTTAAGAATAGGGATGAGATAGGCGTCCACTGCTGCGGCAAATGAGGCTGTGACCCATGCTGTTATCGCTGTGGCAAACGAACTTGAGAACGCAGAGGCCCATCCGATGTTTGTTCGAGCTTGCGCCCGCTGAGCGTCTGTAAGATTGTTCTGCTCTGTGTACAAAATGGCCGTCGGAGCTGAACCCGTATCGCCCTTTGGCCCGTCATTACCCGTCTCCCCTTTATCACCCCTCGGGCCTTGAACGGAAAGCTTTATCCAATAGGTCTCGTTGGTAAGTGCGGTTCCTGCGGGCGCGGCTTTAATCGCCTCATAGACATAGCCGTCGGCGTCCTTCACTCGGTCAAGAATGCTGTATGCGGTCGTTGCGCTATACGTGCCTTTCCACGTGTAACGCACCTTTCCGATATTAAGCGTTGGCATAGTTAGCTTCTACCTCCCCGTTGTCGTTGATTGAAAATTCAGCAGGCGCAAGACCTACGTATTCGAGCTGAAGCATTCCCTCTCCGTTTACTTGGAACTGCCCGAAGCAAGTCGCATAAGGGCTTTGGCCCATAGGCCCTGCTTCACCGCGCTCGCCCGCGGGTCCCGGACTGCCCTGCAAACCGCGCTCACCGCGGGGGCCGCGAAGATTTGAAATCTTTGCTCCCACTGTGGCAGTTGTCGCGGTTACCGAGATAACTCGGAACAGGTCCCCGTTGGTCGAATTAAGTACCAGGTCTCCGACCTTTACATAGGCAGAAGGCGTGAGATTAGAAAGCGGGAAAGTCTCCGACTCGGATACCGTCGGGCTTGTCCGGGTAGAGAATCCGGTTTGCGCCGCTATCGCTTGAATCTGCTGGAGGGCCTGTTGGCATGTCAGCTTGTCGTCATTCGTCGAGTGAGCGTTGGCCTGAGCTTGTGCTGCAAGTTGCTCGATCGTCTGGAAGGTAAGGACTAGGTCATCAATCTCGTCCTTTAGCGCTTTGATCTCCGCCACGTCATCTTCAACAGTAGCGTAGATTTGTTGCGCCAGCTGAGCATAAGAGTTTGCAGTCGCGGCAGTTTCAAGAACCTCAGTGAGAACCTGCTGCGGCGTTTTATCGTTTGTGATCGGAACTACCAGGCAGCGGCGCATCTGCTCGACAATCTGCTGCAACTGGATAACACGGCGGTCCTCTTCTTTGTTGATCGAGGTCGGGTTGAAATTCCCGTACATCGTCAGATTAAGATTCTGGGTATACGGGACCCCGCTGCAGATTGCGAGCTTATGCCCGCTGGCCAAAGCAGTCTTTAAAGTCACGCGGCCGCCCGGCGTCGTGTTCTGGTCGGAGTTGAGCGTGCAGGTGTATTTGTCTTTAGTCAGCGTCGTTTCATTTTCGTCTGCGTCAGCCACAATGACGACAACGTCATCGGCGCTGAGCATATAGAAGTCGAAATCGAACTGAGTCTGACCTGTGCCGGTAAACGGCCCCGCTTTGCGATTACTTTCAGGAACCATATATCTATCCTCGATTTGAAGAAAAATATAAAAGTCCCCAAAAGTTCAATGCGCACTATTTCATGATCTCCCAGCGGTCTTTGGATTTGGCCACACGCGGCAGTCTCCCGGGCATTGCACTCGTCGGCTGCCACCAGTATCCCGTCCCCCGCATCCTCATGGATTTGCGCTCCATACGTCTGTGATACCCGGGATTCATCATCTCCTGCAGTTGGTTAAATACCGCGTGATTAAGAAGCTGTTTGGTGTACCAAAGATTAACCATCGGGATGTTGCTCTTGGCAAAGCGCAGGACGTTGGCGCCAATATCGCGGTCATCCTTGTATTTGTCATAGATCGTATAGGCGTCCAGCATGGAGGAGAAGACCGGGCCAAAGGCGTTGTAAATATTCGGGTGGCCGTACTTGTAATCGCCCAAAGCTGAGACAAAAATATCTCCGGCAAAACCGGCTCCGCCTCCGGACGTAAACGCCCTGGCGATATTGTCGGTCGTGAAGGGATCCTGGATGTCCTGACCGTTGAGAACGTCTTTGAACATGTTCGTCGCTAACGCTATCATCGTCGACCCTATTAACAACGGGGCATAGTAATCAACGAGGGACGCGGCGGCCATCATCTTTCCGTCTGTCCGCTTTTTGTATCTGTAAAGATCCCCGGACCTTTGGAAGTGGCGCGTCAGCATCGCCGTAGGGAATGACTTAAACAAGAAAAAGCATTGCCACGCTTCACCCGCGATTGTGCCCCTGGCTAGCCCTAAATTAGAAATCGCTTGAGTGTATAGGTCGGGCTGTAACGAGGCCATATGCGCGTCATCGAAAACGAAGGCCAGGTAATCCGAGGCGTACTTCTCCAGTGCGTGCCGAGAGATTCCCAGCGTGGCAAGGTCCGCATCCGAGATATTAAGAATGCTGTTCTTAGTAACAAACTCTGCATCGCCGAACTTTTCCGCCGGCGCCTTCTGGATGACCTTCCAAAATGTCTCATCGAGGCCGAAGTTCTCCAGGCGCTCTCTCAACCAGCCGTCGCACGTATTCCAGTCGTATTTCCGGGCATTCGTGTAAAAGGCCATTGCCGTTTGCGCGGCACCTCTTCTGATACCGTCCGTCCACTGCGACAATAGGGAGGCCCTCATGGTGGCGTCTGCCAATTTGGAAGTCACGCCCTGGCTCATATTGTCGGTAACGAATCTATTGGCGGCAGAGTTGAAAACGTCTCCGATCACGCCCGCCTGAGCGGCAAAAGCCACGTCACTCTTATCCGCCGGATTAAGCGACTTCACTAAGTACATCGCGCTCTGAGCAAAAGGCATGCGGTTAACATGACACATGTGAAAGTACGTAGCAATATCAGACATGCTCGTTAAGAATGCACCACCGAGTTTGCCAGCAACTTGGAGATTACGAGCGCCTTGCGCGATTGCGGCAAGGGTTTCATTCTGGATGCCTCTGCTGCCGTTAAGGTTTTTCCACATCGCATTGAGCATGAACTCCGCAGTTGTAACCTTTTTGCCTTCTACATTATTGGACTGATTATTAAGAATCTCTGTAGATCTGCGAAGGGTGTTAAAAGTAGTAGTCGGACTCGGCCCCATTTCCTCCAGGAGCGTAATGTCTCGCGACATCGCGCTGACGTGCGACAGCATGGTGCCGAAGATCGACGGGTTCTCCCCAAACATCCGGTTATATTCAATTCGAGCTTTGTAGTCCTTAAAGTGAATCGTGCGGTGCTCCTGGCGCTGTTCCGACTTCGCTTTGCCCCTGCCGCTTGGCTTTGCGTCCGCAGCATTCTGGCGTTGGTCGCCGTTTTCCGTAATGGAGAGATACGCTTCCCGGAGGACGTTCTTAATTTCGAGGTCGTTCATTTGCTCCAGGTTGTCGTCGAGATACTGTGTTTTATCCAGACGCTCAAAAACAAAGTCTACCCACGCATCACGATTAGCCGCAAAATCGTGCTTTTTAAATACCTGTGTTGCCGCCTTTGCTCTTGCCGCAACTCGTCCCGCAAAACTCTTCGGCGTTTTCTCTGCCAGGATTCTGGCGGCGTTGAGCACCTTCCCTTGGTTGTGCGTCTGCGGCATGATCCAGTCTTCGCGGGATCGGATGTCTCCGCCTGCTCGGTTGTAACGCTCGCGCATTTGCTCAGTGCACTGGATCCAGGCCTGCGCCGCTTTCTTATAGTCTGCGTTCTTAGTATCGACGCCGGAGATTTCCGCCAGAATACCCGCGGCCGCGTCATCGTTTTCGATCATGCCGAAAAACTTAGGGCAAGCCGCCTGGAGCGTGTCCACAAACTCGGAGGCATATTCTTTAGATACGCCGACCGCGTGTTTATGGACCTTATCGAGGAAGCGCTTCGCCGCGGCGTTTGCACTCAGTCCCTTGGCTCGCATGTCGGCAGTGTAGTTCTGCATAGCGGCGAGCGCGATCACCTGGCGCTGTGCATTGACCTTCATGCGGTTGGCTTGCCGCTGCATATCCTGTGCTACGAGCGCAGCGGCCTTGGCAACATATTGGTCTTTGGTCAGGTTGGGCTCGGTTTTCCGGATATCGAGCACCTTGCTTTTAATGTTAAGGACAATGTCCTCGCCCTCTTTCGCGGTGAGCTGTCGGCCGATAACTTGGCTAACCGAGTCCAAACATTCTTTCTTTAAGCCTTTTGCCATTTTCTAATCCTTAATCGAAGGCGTTATTGGTAAACATACACAGCGCGGCGCGAGACATTCCGCTTGCGTCCTTCTCCAGCCGCTCAGCCGCTGCCAGGTCACCGGCTACCATCTCACGCGGTGTGGTCTCGTTGCCGTTCTCATCCAAAATCGGCATATCGCCGTACTTCTCCATATCCAGGTCAAAGCGGCTTTGGACAAACTGGTCGTCCGTCATGACTCCGGATAACTTGCTTTGATCCGGCGCCTGCTCGGTCTTAATGCCTAAAGTCTCCAGGCCGTCTTTAATCACGGCCTTGGTCTCATCCGGCAAATTGGTGTTATCGACAACTTGAGTGACCGTCCGGCCGAGGTCTTCTCCAAATAGGCTCGGAGAATCCGCTTCGCTCTTGGCCGCGATTTCTTTATCGGTTGCGAGCATTCGGGCGTAGACGTCTCGGACCTCAGGCGTCAATTCGACGTCTAGGTCTGCGGCCGATTTGTAGATCGACACGAGCCAGTCCTTGAACTGCTTGAAGATCGCTTCCAGCCTGGAGGACGGTGCAACACCGTCACGGAGGTACTGCTCAAAGCCTCGAGCAAACTGCTCATGGAATTGCCGCTTTTCTTCGAGCGATAAGCCGTTCCATTCGTCGAGATCCTTGAGGCCGAACCAGTCCATAAGGGTCTGAATATCGGCCCTCACCTGCTCGGGCGCATCGGAGCGCATTGCCACGTCCGTCATGACGTCCAGGAAGTAATGCCCGGACTCATGGACGAAAGTCGATTCGTCGGCAGTTCCGAACAAAGTAATCATGCGTTCGGCAGGCGTGTACATGCCGCGAGTCTCATCCCCTGATTGAGGATAGCCATTGTTTTCCCTTGACGGATCTTTTATACTGGAATCCTTGTCTAGAGCGGAAAATTTGTCGCCTGCCGCCGGGTGTCCCTTCGGGGATACGACTGCATCGTGAGGGTTCTTCGATTTTTCGGAGAGGGTGTCCACGGACAAGGTAACCCTATCCATCTTGCGATAGGGTTTTTTATTTCTTGTTCTATGCAACGATTTGTAGAGCTGGAGTTTGCCGCTCTCCCTCTCTTCTAAGTTAATAGCGAGCAAATACGTCTTTCCTATCAACTTCGTAAAAATTACTCCGTTTCTTCTTACTCCTTTTTCATTGACCCGCGTATCTCTAATAACTTCGTCCGGGTTATTGATGATGTTCTGAATCTGGAGATAATCTCCCGGAAGAACGTCAGGCGCATGGTGATTTACAACATGGTCTAAAAAATAAGCCTTAGACGTGTAAACACGGGGATCTGTTACTCTATCCCCGAAAATCGCTTTTAAGTAGGCGTCCGGGACAGTGGCTATATCTTCTAATTCTGTTCCGAAAATAGCCTCAATTTCGCCGCGTGTTTTTCCTCTAGCGGTTTCAATTTCCGACGGCTTCAGCCATACCTCTAGCCTTTCCTTCTGACTAGATACTCTCGACTGGAAAAGGCCTTCGGCGGTTTCCTTCCCGCCTTTGCGAACCTTGAGCGCATAGCGTTTCTCCAATTCGTCGGCGCTCATGCCTAACCGCTCTCCGAGTGTTCTGTAGAAAGCGTCGTAAAGGTCGGCAGAATAGGCCGCGAGTTTTTCTTTAAACCCGGCGCCGAGGAGCTGGTTAAATACCCGGTCTCTGAAAGAATCGAATTGCGTCCTCAGCGTTTCCGGATCGACGCCCTCGCCTGAGACATTAACCGTCTCTCCGTCATCCAACTGCTCCCGGGCAAGTTTCTCGTCGGCGATTGACCTATTGATATCGCCGTTCATACCTGAGGGCTGATCGCCCTCGATCACGTCAGCGTTACGGAGCTCCATGGCTGCGTCCACCGCGCTCGGAGTAATCGAGTCGATTGCTTTATCCAGGGCGCCGAACTCGCTCTTGACCTGATTAAAAACCTCGTCGCGACTGACTTTACCGAATAGGCCTTCGCCTCCGCTCTCCTGCTGGGCCACCTCGTTGAATCGGGCCAGGGCGTCCTTGAGCCGCTCGGGATTCTTCGATAAGAGGATGTCTCTGAACCATGCCTGTACCGGTGTGGCTTCAAAGAAAGATTCCGTGATCTCGCCTTCGACCTTTTCGCCGTGAATCTTGCGGGCCTCTTGTTTGGTCTGCATGTAATCGGCGAGCGCCTCCATGAGGTCGCCTGAGAAGTCAAAATCTCCGCCGTGGCGTCTGAGCTTGACGACTTCGGGTGCGGCGGCCTGGAGAACGTCCATCACCCGCTTGTCCTTCGGGTCATCCGCGATAAAGCGGTTAATCAGTCGGTTGTCCGGATACGCGGCGGCAAAGATCGCCGACTTCATTCTTTGGCGGACATTGTCGTAGATAACCTTGCCTTCGGCGTCAATGAGACCTTCCTTGTCCGGAGTACGGCGCACAAACTCATCCATCGAGCGAACGGCGATACCGTTGTCCTTAGTAAACTCCACCTCCTCCAGGCGCACATTGCGCGCGTCCTGGGCGGCCTGTTCCGCAGGATTGAGCTTCAGCGTTCCGGTACGGTTGGACAATTCGCCGACGCCCTCCTTGACGTCCGCGTCGTCCATTACGCGCACGAGGATCGGCTCGCGCATCTTCTTGACCGCGCGGCGGCCGATGCCGAATTCTTTTAGGGCCTTGGTCAATTCCTCTTTGTACTTCGTAGCCTTGACGTTGCGGTACGCCTCCTGGAGGCCCGCGATACGACCGTTGCCTGCGATCGCTCGGGCACCCTGTACTTCTGGATTAGTGAAGTCGGCATTGAGACTGCCGTCAACACTGTTAGACGTCATCACATCGCTCGCCTCAATCATGGCATAGCGCATCGTGGTGCGATCACCGTTGGTGTCCGAGACTGTGACCGTCTTACCGAGAATAGCCGAAGAGTTCTCCGGCAAATACGCGATCACGGGCGTGCCCTCGCCCAAAGTTGCGCCGTTGCGCAGGCGATTGAAGTCAGGCGCCTGAGCGATCTGCTGCATCTGCAAGCGGCTTTCTTTACCGCTTCTGTCGCGATTCTGAATGGACTCAAGCACGCCTCGATTCATGCGGCTTGTCTGTCCTTCCACGGGGGCGGCCGTGGCTTCTGCTTGGGCCTTTTCCACCGCTTCTCTCGCGGCTCGGACACGGGCGCCCCTGGCGCCGAGAAGGCCGAAACCTAGGCCCATAAGAGAAGACGTCGTAAGACTGATCGGATCGAAGGGGTCGTACTCTTTGGAGATAACAGAATAGTCGGCGTTATCCAGGACAAACTTAATCGCCGACTGCTCGGTGATGTCGGTCGCAGGATTGACCAGGGCGCCGAAGGCCGCAGACTTCAGGTAACTCGTGCCGAGAGAGGCAGGGAGCGCCATGCCGACGGCGTTTGTCACGCCTGTAATAAGGCCCGCCTTCGTGGCCGTCTCAGTATCCACGCCCTTGTCCTGGAGCTTATCTTTCTCATAACGTCCGAGGTCGGCGCCGAATAGCGCACCGCCGACGAACGGATTGCCGCCTGCGAGAACGGAGTAACCGATACCCTTGGCCAAAGAACCGGTTAGGCCGTAGAGGATCATGGCCGCCGTGCCGGTGGTCTCGGGATTCGGCGTGTAATCGTTCTTAATCTTGAGACGTGCCTCTTTTGCATCTTGCCTCAGGCGATTGACTACTGCATCCTTATTGACATTGAGGTCGGGCGCAAAGGGATCCTCCTGCTGGGCAAGGTAGTAGTCATCGTCCTGAACTTTGAGCGCGGCCGCCTCGCTAATGTCCGACTTCGTGGCTTCCCATTCTTTTCCAAAAGACTGGCCGATCGCGCCCCCGGAGCCCTCGAAAAGTCCGGGCGTCAGGGCCTCGGCGTCTTTCTCCGGAGCACTGTACTGATTAATGACTTTAGCTTCTTCATTGGTCAGTCCGAAACGATTGATCCAGCTCATTTAATTCTCCGGGAAATTGTGTCATTAAGGTCAAGTCGGAAGGGCTCGCCCTTTTCGTCGGTTACGTAGCGCAAGCCGTCGCGGATAAAGTAGACGCCGTCGCCTACCCACTTGAGAGGTGCCGTGTTGATGAGCCTGGCGGATTGCTCAGGTGATACCACCTGATTCCGAAACACGAGCTTTTTGCCGCCCTTAAGGAAGTCCTTGCTGTAGTCCTGCAAAACGTCTTCAAAAGATCCGAGCTTGGTAAAAGTCATCAAGTCCTTGCCCGCCTGCGAGAGTCTGGACGGCAAAATGATCTTTGCGCCGTTGTGCTCTGCCACCGGGCCGATCACGTTTTCAATCGCCGTGTCCACGTCGCTCGATCCGCCTGCCTGGAGCGCATAAGCGTGCTCGTTTAGAACTGCGGAGATTAAGTCCTCGTACTCCGGACTCCCGGGCGGGATCGGCAATACGCCGTCCAACTTCTGGCGGATTTCCGGCTCGTCTTTGTTCGCGTCGTTGACCTTGTTTCTGCGGTAGTAGCTGCCCTTGATTTGGCGCAGTGCACCGTTGTTCTCTCGACCCTGGGGCGTGGAGGCCACGCCTAAAGCGATAGAAAGCAGATGATGATTTTTGCCGATATCGGTTGCCAGGGCCGCCAGGGCGTCACTGTCGCCGGTGACCGGATCAAAGATTGCGTCGGAGAGTTTCTGCGCATACTCGGCCTGGTGGTCCTCATCCAGGTTGGCGAAAGTTTGGCAAAGGGCGGTGGCCTCGGTTTTGGTGAGGATGTGCGCGTCCGTGCCGAATCGCTTGGCCACATCTTTGTAGCTGCTGATGCGGTTGCCGAGCTCTTGGATCGCGAGTGTCTGATTGCTCCAGTCCTGGATAGGCTTAAAGCCAAGTTCAGGAATCCCCTCGATCGCAAAGCGCATCGGGTCCTTGGCCCGCTCGGTCTTGACCTTCTCTGCAGCCTTATCCCACGTTGCCTTCTGTTCCATGCGGGTGGCGTACTCGGGATCATCCTTCTGAGGCGTGAGCGCTTGGCTCGTTGCATCCATGTCGCCTACAGACATCGCCGGCATGGAGTGGATGGCGGCATTGAGCTGTGCCTGCTTCTCCACCTCGGCATGCATCCGGATGCCCTCGTCCTGGCCATAGACGCTAATGAAGTCAGCGACATCGGGGAGCTCGGCTACGTCGCCCGTGTTGATCGCACGGGATAAGACGTTATCCACTGAGCGCTTTAACTCAACCTTGGCCTGCTGCGCCTGCTGACCGCGTCTTTGCCTGGAGGCGCGGAATAACTTGATCTTGTCCGGAAGAGGTAACGCATCGATCACCGGATCGCCTGTCTTGACGTTCGGATTGAAGGCCACGTCCTTAGATGTCAGGCGCGGAGCTTCCGCCTTCTGAGACAGAAGTTTCCCGTTATCGTCTCGGCGTTCTCCATGAGGGCCGATAAAAATGTTTTGCCCGTTCTCTACTACCCAGTGGCCTCCGACATAATTCTTTCCGTCGTGGTACTTGCTCTCGACACTAAAAGTCGGATGATTTGGCTTTTTAAACGTATCGGGGAAGTGGCCGTTTTCTGCCTGAGCCGCACCTGCCTTCCATGCACCTCGAAGATCGTAGTCGTAAACATCACGCTCATGGCCGATCTTCTTTGCCCATGCCTGGTATTGCTTTTCTTCGTCCTCAGTGAGTTGGGTATTAAATTTGTCGGAATAATCGTTCTTATCGATTCCCAGTGCCTTATGGACACCGGCCGTAATTGTCTCCTGGGAGTACGCGACCGCGCCGATCTCCTGGCGCATCATCGCACTGATGAGCTTAGTCATCACCTGCGGGTCTTTAACGTCTAAGGCCTCTCCGGGATTGACGCCCATGGCTTTGCAGACATTGCTGATGTATGCACGTGTCACGCCGTCGCTGGCCGCGCAGAAGCGATCAACAATGCCGTCCACGGTGTTGATGCCGTACTTGGAAGCATAGGTCTTGAGGATCTTTGCCGCGGCGCAAATACCGTCCTGCGGAGTCTCGAAAATGACATGACCTCTGGCGTCCTGGCCCACCATACCGCTCCAGTTATTGCCGAAAGCTTTAATGTTGAGCGGGTTGCAGAACTTGTAGCCGATCGTATTCAACACCTTGTCCGGAACACTGGGGGGCGTGCCTAAGCCTGCCTGGGCGCCGGAGGCTCGGACGTCGACTTTCCCGGCAGCACGAGCGGCCGAGCCTTGAGTAAGACCGATCGCCTCTGGGCCGCCCATTGCGTCAATCGTCTCCTGGAGCTGAGGCCATACACGCTCGCGCATCAAGGCATAGGTCTTGCGGGATACGTCCGGGCTCATCTTTGTGGAGCCGACCTGCTGGAAGTGCTTGAGCGCCCCATACGGGTCTTCGACTGCCATCTGTTGGTAGGCTGAGGCATACGCCAGGGCGGAGTAGTTGTCCTTTTGTCTTGCGATCCATTCCGGACTCTTGCCGCCGATTTTGCCCTGGTAGTCCACCTCATCCATGAGGCTCGCCATTGTGCGCTCGGAGTCAGGGCCGAAACCGGAGAAGGCAAAGTCGTCGATCAAAGACTTGGCGCGCGTGTCCGAGACTTCTGCCTTATAGGCGGCATTTTCTTTCAGGCGGTAGCGCTGCATGGATTGATCGTAGGAGTTGATCTTCTCCAGGGCAACAGAAGTGAAGGCCTGTTTCGCAAGCGGGTTTTGCAGTTTATCCAGGCGCGTCTGATATGCTTTATTCATGGCTTCGCGGGTCGGGTCATACCCTTCCACTGCGGTCTTGCCCTTCATGGCGTAGTAGCCGCTCTCCGGATTCCATTGCAGCTCTCTCAGTTCCTGATCAAGGCCGTTGAGCGCCTCATCGGCTTCCGCCTTAACCTGCTGGGCCTCGGCCTTCTCGGCAAATTTGACGCTTAAGCCGATACCGTGCTTTAGCGGCTGGGTGGCTCGCTCCATTGCACGCTCATAGTCGAAAGTCGGCTGGACGTTTTCTCCTGGACGCGCAAAGGCTTGTTCGCTCTGAGGATTCGGCGTGTTGTTCTGATAAATGGGTACCTGCATATTTATCTGCCTAAGATCGAGACCTTGTTATTGATCGAAAGAGGATTGAAGTTGTAAAGCGGCGTGAAAATCGGCTGAGCCGCAGATACTGCGTCAACTCGGATTCCCGGATCGGCCGAGGAGATTCCGTCAATGCGCAGGCCGGGGTCGGCGGATGAAATCGCGTCGATCTTCAATCCGGGATCGGCTCCGCTGATGGCGTCAACCTTGAGCGGCGTGTCTTGTGCCGGCTCTTTTGTTTTGCCCTCGGCAAGTTTTCCAAAGGCGTAGGTCATGCCCACCTGAGACAAGCCGTTGAGCGCCGTGGACATGAAGTTCAGGCCCACACTTTGTTTCTTGGCGTTAAACATCAAGGCCTGGTTTTTGAAGTCGGTAGCCCGCTGGCGATAGCCCCAGGCAGCGGCATGAGCATCGGTCTCAATGCGATTCTTGTTAATCGTCTTGATGATGTCGGTGGAAGCTGTAATCTGCGCCGCGCTACCGCTGCCGATCGCAACACCGTTGGCGGCGAGCGCAGCCTTCTGCCTGGCTTTGACTTGGCCTGCCTGCATCGTTTCGTGCTGGACCTTAGTCTCTGCTGCAAACAGGGTGTACTGCGCCTGCAATTCCATCGTCTTGGCGTTTTCCTTGGCGATATTTGCCTGGGCCTTGGCGATAGCGTTGTTGTAGCGGGTTGTGAAGATCGAACCGACAGCGGAAATACCGGCAGAGATTCCCGTGCCGATCATTGAAGCGGTGTTGAAACTAAAGTCCATAAAACCTCCGATAGTGCGCCTATCTTGACGCCGCCTCAGGCTTTAATGCGCACTATTGTCGGTTAGCTGATTTCTACCGTTGTCGTGATCGAAGTGATTCGGAGCGGGAGCGGCAGAGACTGCCGGATGTAGACCTGGCCCTCATCGCTCCACTTTGGCTTAATCTGTAGGTCATAAATACCGGAGCGCAGATTCGGCGGATACCCGGGTAACTCAGTCGCTCTCGGCTGCATGTGGTACAGCTTTTCAAAGCTCGATCCTGCGGACACTCCGGAGGATTCGTTAAGCCGTAACGTGACCTCCGTAATATTTTTACGGTGAGAGGTGCCGTAGGACATATCGTTAAGTTGAAGGTGGATCGGGAGCGTAACCATGTCGGAGTCGTATTGCAGGCCGACGTAAACCGTCGAGGCCTCATCCTCCAGCACAACTTTCCCGCTGACCACCTTCTGATCCGGCACGACATAACCGTCAGCCAGGATGGAAACCTTCTCGCCTTCCAGCCAGGAGAGTCCGGTAATCGTCTTTGTCGGGTTGCCCTGGTAGAAGCCCGCGCAGTCAACGTAACAGGATTCCGCTCTTGAGGGCGACTGCACCTCGTGCATACGCTCGATAAATCGGACCGTCTGCCCGTTGATCCTGCGGCTGGTGACGACATACGGGATGTCCTCGTAGCCCTCGGAGACAACAGTCACGGACTCGAAACTGCCGCGAGTCTCGATTGTTGAGAATGCTCCGATCTGCTGCTCAGGAATGTAGGTGAAGGCCACCAATACGCCGTCGCTGGAGACTGACCAAATAATCGGATTCGGTGCTTTGGAGTAAGCAATATCGATCACGGTCTTATGGTCGAAAAGGTGCGGCGCACGAAGACATAAATCTCCGGAAATAAATCCGCCTCGCTCGTATGAGTAACCCATTTCACGAAGATGGCCGCCTCTGGCCGCGGCATACACGCAGGCCGAATTTACAACCACAGGGTTGACCGAGCTTGCGCCTTCTGCGTTCTGCGCTTTAAAGCTGATGGACTCCGGCGTCAGGGCATCCGTGTCTGTGGTGCCCACTACCCAGCACCCTGAGGCCGTCAGGAGAATCAATCGGGACAGCGGAACAAGGTGTCGGATTCGGTTGACGTCTCGGGCGTAGATTCGAGCCGAGATTCGGTCGGTCGCCTGTACGGGCAAGTGATACGCCATAGAGTTCTCACTGCCTGCGGCCGTCATCCAAATATATTGCGGCTTGGTACGCGTTCCGGCAAAGATTTTGCGCTGGTCAAAGTAGCTCACGGTGCCCGGATATCCGGACGTAATTTCAGAGTCATACCGTGGCGGTGTGATACCTGAGTCCGGAGAAATTGCGTCATCGATAATCGAGGTTTCGGACGTCTGGCCGATATAACTGTAGACACCGCCCACATTGCGATACACACGATACATAGCGGCGCCCGGGACGGCATTCCAGGTAAGTGTGTTGTAGGCGCCGTCCGCAAAAGGATTGCAGTTAATTTCAACGGTAGCCGACAGCGGGCTTTCCTCTGAGGCGTCCGCGTTCAAAGCCGTAACCCCGTATTTTCTCTTAAAAAGTCCTTTGTTCTTATCCTCGACGTCCGGACCGATTGTCTGGGTTACGGACAGGCCCGTAGGTGCTGACAGTGTGGTATTAAAGTTCACGTTCTCCAATCGCCAGTCGGTCGCACCGTGTCGCCTCAGAGTTTTCGTCGGATAGTTGATGTGCGCGATCGTAATCACGTCAATACTCTGGACGAAACTCAGCTCGAAAAGATCAGCCTCCTCATACGGAGTCGTGATTTCATACGGAGCATTGCTGGACATCAAAGTTTGCTTATGCGTATGGAAGCGGATGTACTTGTGTCCCACCTCTAAGACCATCGTCTGGTCCAGCGAAAACAAGAACGGGATCAGGCGGCATTTTTTGTCCGAGTATTTCGCGTGCGCCACGTACTCGAAACCCGGGCGCCGAAAGACAGGGCCCTGAGGCTCAACGATAAAATTTTTGCACTTGGCCAGGCCTGTTTGGTTCTTGGCGTCGTCCACTCGGGCGTACATGGTATTAGAGATTTCGCCGCCGCCGAAAGAGTTTCTAAAGATTCTGACTGCCATTACACGAACCTCGCTCTAAGCTGTGCCGCTAAATACTTCGGATGCTGGTGGGCGCTCTTTTTTGCGTCCCGTGTTTTGGCCTTGCTCAAGGCGTCCTCGGCATATTTGAGATACTTGTCCGCGCTCTGATTCTTAACCAGGGCACCCGCGAGATATGCCGCCAGGCGCATGACGAGGGCCTCGGTGAAGTAGCCCGGGAACATCTGCGGGTTGTTCCAGTAACGGGTGTAGACGATCACGGCGTCCTTGACGTCCGTCAGCAGGAACATCGTGTTTTCGCTTTCGCGATACTCGATCTCGTACGGCAGTGTGGTCTGCCAGGGTTGGCCGCCGGTGCAGTAAAGACCGACAACACACATGCAGTCGCTCGGCAAAGAGTAGCCGTAACGCCACGGGTACAGAGTTCGATCCAGCTCAACGTACTGGGGCGGCTTGTAGCGACTTTGGGCAAAGCTCCAGTTAAATTGCTCCAGCAGATAGCGCAGTGCCATCGGGTAGTAGGCCGCACACTGCTCTGAGTATTGCGTGCCGTCCGGAGGATCGATAGACGTAATGTTTGAGTCCGCACCGAGCTGAGACAGTGCGGCATTGCAGATTTCGATTTGATTAGCCATATAAATAAAGGCGGGTTTTATGCCCGCCTCCTCCGACAAATTTTCGGTTGTTTACTGCTGATTAGCTGTCACCGCCGGCTGCCGCAGTTGTCTTCTCAGTACGGAACTCCCAGCCCTCGCCTTCTTTGACCTGGCCGAGCTTGTAGTCGTTGCCGATCCAGGCCGTGACGGTGCCTGCCGTGACGCTTGTCGGGATGGTCACGATACGCAGGTAGCGTCTGTGCTCGAAGGGGAGTCCCACCACAATCAGATTCTTGAGCTCAGTGGGCGTGAATGCCTTAGATGTTGCGACAGTGGCAAAAGTAGAGTTATCGGCCGAGTCCTCAATCTTGAAGGCCAGGCTGGTGCCGGCCACGCCGCTGGCGGAGATACAAAGCGCCATCTTGTGACCGTTGACACCGGACTCTACCAGGGTGGAGCCGAAGTCAAGGCCACTGGACGTGAAGGCGGTTTTAGCCTCCTTCTTGTCGGCGAGCATCATCTTAATGTCGAAAACCATAACGCCTCCTATTAGGAAATTGTGATCGCGGATTCGCTTGCGTTCAGCACGTCCGTGCCGTACTGGTAGATCGGGATACCGCCGAAGGACAACATGCCTTCACGTTTGCCGAAGGTCTTGTATTCCAGCGTGTACTTCGTCTTCTCCAGAAGCTGCAAGTCGTAGATCATGCCGACCTGGTCCGTGCAGTAGATACCGACATGAGAGAAGTCGTCGGTGCGCAGGCGGTGACGTGCTTCCACGAACAACTTCAAGAGGTCGGCTGCGCCCTTAGCGGTTGTGATCTTGGAGGTGTCCACGTTAGCGATACGGACAATGTTTTCCGGATTGCCTGCAAATACGCCAAGGTCATAGCCGAACTCGGTTACGTAGGCCGGAAACATTTTGCCGTTAGCGTCCGGAACATAGATCGGAGATTTCTGAACTTCGACGGAGATACCGGCTGCACCGCCGTTTTCCGGGAAGAACAAAGTCATTTCTTCCGGATGCCAATTAACGAAGTAAATCGAAGTGAGTGTGCTCGTGGTACCGCTGGCCACAGTGCCGCCGGCGTCAATGATGGAGTTCTTCCAGGCGCCGTTATCTTTGTCCGGCAGAACGATATTCGCCAGGCCTAAGCAGTCTCTCGGATCATTATCCGGATTGCCCTGGAAGACACGTTTGACCATGCCTCGGGTTAAGCCGCGCGTGAACATTTGATCCTTACGGGCGCGATACGGTGCACGATCTTTCTCCGGCATTCTTTCAAGCTGGAGCTTACCGATCACGGAGCGGTCGCGGGCAATGCAGGACGGATAACGTACCGCGCGGCCGGTCGGGGTGGATGCATCCCAGCCTTCGTTAATACCGACGAGCTGGCCTTCCGGATATTTATCCGCTAGTGTGCCTTTCATGCCCTGGCCGTCATTGCCGCGAACCATTGTGGCGCGGTCAAAGAACGGCTGGTAATCTCGGACCGTTTGAATGAAAACTTTCTTTGCTACGTCGCTGTCCGGAACGAGCGACTGCCATTCGGCCATCGTGACGGGCGTCATGCCGCTAAATACGTCTGCCATTTTTAGTCTCCCAAATTAACCATAAATGTCTTGAGGTGTGATTGCTCCGGATACTCGACCTTTGGGCGGAGTATCTTCGCTGATTGCCGCGCCGACTCTTGCTAGGAATTTGATAAAGCCGGGGTGCGACCCAACAGGCAGCGAGAACAGTTCTGCGATATCTGCGTCATAGTTGCCGTCGGCGCCTTTGCCGAATCGGTCTCTGACCTTAATCGCACGCTGGATGGAGGCGTCATAGTTGGAACCGCCGATCTCGGGGTCCTTCTTAGCCTTCTCCAGCCACTGGCCGCTGACCTTGTTAATAAACTCAACCTGCTGGGCGACCATAACAGGGGTGATCTCATCGATTACGGCCTGGGCCTTCTCCTGCGAGAGATTGAGCTTTTTGGCGATACCCTTAAAGGAGTCGACCACTGCGCCGTTAAGCTCTACACCTTCGGGTGCTTTGAAGTCGGCGTAACTTTCAGGTGCCGCATCCTCTTTCGTTTCCTGCTGCTGTCCTTCCTGGCCTTCGGCCTTCTTGGCGTCGTCTGCCTCAGGCTTAATCTCAAGCGGGTTGCTTACCGTCTGAGCGGCCTTAGTTTCGGGCGCCGGAGAAGTTTCAGTCTTCTCAGTACCGGTCTCCTTTTCAGTCGGAGCGGTGGCCTGAGAAGACTGCCCCTGGTCCAAAGGAGAAGACTGTTGCTCATTCTGCGAAGGAGGTACTAACGTCTCCTGACTGGTGTTTTGGGAGCCGCTGTCATTTTCTGTACTCATCCGATATCTTCCTTATCTCGGTGTATTGTTCCGGGCAATAGGTCATGACGTAGCTCAGCACGACAAGGCCGAAAGTTTTCTTTCCCTCTTTGTTAGCCATCACGAGAGCGTTGGTGTCAAAAGAGGAGGAGAACAAGGCGCAGTCGGAAAAGAGTTTGTTAAACACAATCTTTCCGTCCCGCGTACCCAGAAGGCGGATGAGAGACTCTTTAAAAGCCTCGTCAAAGCTCGCTTTCTGCGCTTCGCGTTCTTGTCTTTCTTCCTTGAGCTTCGCTTCGTCAAACGGATTGCGAATCTTTCCTGACATTTAAAACCTTCAATAAAAATCAATGCGCACTTTTTTACTGACCCATCTCGGCCTGGAGCGCCTCGACGGCTTGGCCGGCCATGGTGTCGCCGCCTGCCGGAACCTTGCCTAACTTGCTCAAAGCGTCCACGCCCTGCTGAGCTTGCTCCTGCTGCGCCATCTGCTGTTGCTGCTGAGCCCTCTGCTGCTGGATCTGCTGCACCTCTTCGTCCGAGCGCAGTAACGAGGGGCTCACGCCCTTCTTGTCGAAAATGATCTTGATGGCGTTATCCAGATTGATGCGATCAAGCACGGACGGGTCAACTTGTGCCAGCTGGCAGACTTGGGTAATGGCCTCCATGTCGGTGTTGGCCTGGACTTCTTTCTGGGAGCGGGCCAGCATGGAGGTGTACTCAATGTTTAACTCGGTGCCCTGGAGCTCCTGGGGCGGAGGCGGGAAAATTCCGGCGCGGGAGAGGATCGAGAAAATGCGGCCGATAAATGGATTCAAGACCTCATTGTTGAACCGAGACAGAATCGGTCCGAGCATGATGAGTTTTTCCTCTTGGAGTCTTGCCACCGCGGTCGCCGTCATGCGCGCGATCTCGGCCTGATTGGACAGCATGAGGAAAAGGTCGGTAAAGAATGCCGCCTTGATTCTGCCCTGGACTTCCTGGATGTCCACGGTGATCGGGTTGATGTTTCCGACCGCAGTGGTGGCGTTATTCGACTGACTGCCGTTGGTCGGCATGTCCACGAAACTTAAGCCGCCCGGGGCGAAGTCAAGCTCGGCGTCCTTGGCCGACGTCGGCAGAAGTCTCGGAGGATCAACGATCAAGTCGATCGCATTGCCCTTTTGCATCTGCTCGTGCTTGAGCTGTCGCACGTCGCCCAGCGCGGTCATGCCCGGAGATTCGCAGGAATAGGTATCGGTCGAGATTGCTCCCCAGCGGCCCACGATTGCCGGAAATTCGTTGTACCCGGATTCCAGCAGAATGGAGTGCTCATCACTGTCGGCGTCGACCAGCATGTGAACCGCCCTGAAGGGCATGTTCTTGTTGTCCTGCTTGGTGATGTCGCGATCGTATCTCGGCTCAATGGCATGGATAACGGCCTTCTCCTGGTCGTACTGGCGTTGGTCATAGAGCGCCTTAATGCCGCGCGGGACATTCTCATAGCCATACTGCTGAACGATTTGCGCCACCGTCATCATCAGCTCGCGATACAGAGTATCGGGGATCCCCTTATGGTTGCAGGCGATCGCATACTCGCCGATCGTGAACGGATAGCAGTAAAAGCCGCGCTCGTCGTCTTCCTGGATCATCATAGCGGCCGTGCCGTAGAGACTGACCTCAAGCCAGAAGTGGTGCAGGCTTTGATAGGCGTTCGTTCTCGATAGGCCCATGTAGATGACTTGAGACACATCCGCAAGCCATTGTTTCACGGCCGGGGACTCATCTAGTGTCGGGCTTCCGGTCGTGAGATAAAACCACTGCTGGCTAGGGTCCGTTAGTCCGGACATCAGACCGGAGGACAATAGGTTGCTGGCGCCGGTTGCCGTATTGTCGAAAATCTCATTGAAGCGTTCGCGCGCCTCGTTCTTCGGTCCGCGCAGCAGGAATTTGCCTGTTGCTGGCCGGATATGCGTGGCGATACTTTTCCACTGTGGGATAAAGGGATCGCGCTCCGTCTTGAGCTTTTGCCAGCGCGACAGGATGTGCGCACGTAATTCCTTCTTGTCCATCGGTGCCTCGCTTTTAGGCTCCGAGCTTGTTGCCCTTGCCTAAGGTCAGATCGGAGTTATTGATGCCCTCGGGCCCTGTCAGCAGCGTCGAGCCTCCGGATGCGTTCTGATCTAAGTTCTGCTCATAAATGCTGGAGACATCGGCCTCTTTGGCGTTCTGGCGGCGCATATCCTCGCGGGCCTTCGTCTGAGTAATCTCGTTATTGCGCTGTGCTTCCTTGGCCGCGGCCTTCTGCTGTCGGGCCTGCTTGTTGCTCGCCATAACGGAGGCGGCGGTACCTACCGCGGCCACGCCGGCACTGATTGCTACAGCTGTAGTGGCAGAAATTGCTCCGCTCATATTCATTCTCCCCGTGACATTAAAAGATCGGTTTCGTCAGTAAATTCGGCCTCTGCCTCCAGGAGCGTCTTAGCCTTGGTAGCAAAGGACATGGAAATAGTGGTGTCCTCGTAGGCAACAAAAATCTGTCTGCGTCCTGCCGAGGCTCGGAAAATATGCGTGCCCTTTAGCCGGACGGTCCTGCCGCCGCAGGTCATGGCGAAGTCCCCGGTGACCATGATGACCGTCGGGATCTTGATTAAGGCGCCGGCGATCGCCACGCCTTTGGGGACTAAGCACGTGCGGCAATACATGCCGGCATGAATGAAGCTTTTGGTCTTAATCTCGACCTGGGGCGCCGAGCGCATTTCCTTGACGCCTGCGGCCATAGCCTCCAGTTCTCCGGACGTGTTGGGCGGTATCTCAGCGATTACGATTTCAGTCATGCCAGGGCCTCATAAAAAACGGTGTTCATGCGTGTAAACCTCGGGACCCGGGCGAATAAAGTCTCCAGGCGTGACCCGCTCCTGCATCCCCAATAGATCCCTGAGGCGCCGGCGTCTTTAGCTGCGTGGCTCACTGCGTTAATGAGGCGGACCCCTGCCGCGCCGAGCCGAAACTCTTTCGACAAGAAAACCGACTCGACTGAGGCCGTGACAGTGGAGTAATGCGGGATGACGGTCAGCACAAAGGAGCCGAAACCGACAAGCCGCTCACCGCTGAAGGCGCCGACAACTCTAAAGGCTCCCGCCTCCTCGGCCCTGCGGTAATAATCGACGTTCGGCTTTTGAGGCAAAAAGGGGTTGCCTGACTCGGCCATGTATTCCGAGATCAGCATGTCGGCGTCCGGAGCGCCGAAAACTTCCGCGACCGTGACAGGTCTAAAGGTCAATACTTTTTCCATGGGCGCATTGTCGATCTCCGGACAAATTCAATGCGCACTTTTACAGCGACTTGTAGGGGTTTCGGATCTGACGTTTCCGTCTCTCAGTGAGCCGCGGCATATTGGCTGGGCCGTCCAAATACTCCTGGATCGGTACGGCAAAACACAAGGCGAGCGCGTCGGCTGTATCCGGAGAATTCATGCCGCGTTTTTTCATTGACTCCTTGCTCTCCAGAAGCAGGCGTCCTTTGCGGTCAAGGAGTTTTTCCGGAATACACAAGTCGTCGGCAAGCTCCGGGCTATTGGGCAAACACCCGTTGTCGCGGATAAAGTCTCTCATCCGATCCCACATTTCCGCTCTCTTATTGGCCCAGCGCTCGGTGTTGCTGGAGCGGTTGGCCGCGATCACCTTGTGGATATGCGGGACCTTATCGACCATGTAGTCGTAAGGAGAGGCACCCACGCCGGTGTAGTCGATATTGATGTAAATCTTCGGGATGCCGAGTTTCTGCAATTCGCGTGCGTAAAGGATGACCTGCTCTCCGAGCTGGGGCCCCGTGAGCCCGCGGAAAATTTTTAACGGCATTGTGCAGTCGCGGCCGATTTTCGTTGCAATCACGGATCTATCGTCGCCTTCTCGCGCAACGTCCACACCTAATACGGCGACCGTGGCGGCGTAATTCATAACTCCTACAGGGCGGTTGACTGCTGCGTCCACGTCCTCTCGGGTAATGAACTGTTTGGCAGATGTCGACGGAAAAACTCCGCGCACACGAACTTTCACGAAGTCGGAGTCCTCGCCATAGTCGTCCACGTACTGCTGCAAGAGTTCCTTGTTCGTAATCTTGACCGTTCTGGAGTCGATGTTGTAGTGCAGCCAGCGGTGGCGCTGTTTGTGAAAAGCGTCGAAAAAGGCGCCCTCGGGTCGCGTCGGGTTTCCGAAAATACACCAAATAATTTGCGTATCGCGGTCAGTCAGCGCGCCTTTCGTAACCTCATAGATTTTCTCGGCGATCACGGACGCTTCGTCGAATAAAACGAGGATTCTTTTGCCTTGGTTATGCAGGCCCTGGAAAGCGTCGGTATTACTTTCGTTCCAGGGAATAGCGTCGATTCTCCAGGTGTACTTATGGCCCTTTTGGAGAGAATAGATCGATTCGGCCGCGACCTCGAACCAGTCCTTGAAAATGCAGACAGAATGCCATTTATGGAGCTCGGACCACGTCTTGGTTAAAAGCTGACGGCCCGTTTCCGCAGTGATAACGCCTTTTGTATCCGGATAGGTGCATATCGCCCAGAGAATGACCCAGGCGACCAAAGCGGTCTTTCCGATTCCGTGTCCGGACGCCACGGCAATTTGGATTGCCTGGTAGCGGGTCGCACCGTTTTGCAGCCGGTCTCTAATGTCTCCGAGGATTTTCTCCTGCCAGGTATCGGGCCCGTCGTATTTCTCTAAGATCCCCTCGCCCCAGGGGAATGCGTGGCGCACGAATGCGAGCGGATCGTTACTGAACCGCACTGCGAGCTTCTGTAAGTTCAGTTCGTAATTTTGATTTGCTAATTTTTCATTGTCCATAAGACCACCGTCAATCCAAATGCGGTTATGGGGAATGGGATGGATGGAGGGAGCGAATAAAATCACCCCTCGCGCGGTCAAATTACAGATATTGCCTATCGGTCCATGATAACGCCCCTCGTCGGGGCTGAGTTGGGGGTTTCACCCCTCCGACCGCCGAATTTCGGACACCCTTCGCCTATTGATAACCCCTCTTTAATCCATCGTGGGTTATCAATTGGGGCGGCTCGATCACACCCCGTTTGCCCGGAGGTGCCGGCCGTCGGCGGGGATGCCTCATCCGACTGCCGACAGGTGGACAAATTGGTGGACAAAATAGAAATAACGTTCATAACTCACTGATTTATATAGATCACACGGCGGAGGATGCCTCCGCCATATTGCTATTTCTCGTCCTTTTCCACGGCCGCCAGGATCTGCGCTAAACGATTGGCGCGGTCACTGACATCCTGAGTAACTTCCAGCTTGTCTCTGAATTTGCCTCTAAGCCGGCATATCGTTGTGAGCGCCTGGTTCGCGCCCTTGGAGTCAAACATAAAAACCGCGTGGCCCGCTTTGTCTTTCTTCGGCTTGCCGTCGAAGTTGTAAACCTGCTGCGGCTCGGAGCATTTTTCAAGGATATCAATGGCTTTTTTGAGCTCGAAGTCCTCTTCCAACTGCATTCTTTCGTTGCGCTCGGCCTGCCGCTTCTCTATCGCGCGGGCGACCTTATCGGTCTTGAGCAATCGAGCTGCATTTGCCCAAATTACTTCGTCTTTGCTGCCTGCATATCCCGCTTTTTTGTAAGCCTCGGTCGCATTGCCGCCGTTTTTCAGATATTCGCTAACGAAGGCGGCCTGCCTGGCTGTAAGTCTTTCAATCGTTCCGAATTTGGTTCCCGGCATAATAAAACCTCCGTAATCAATGAGTTGATTATCGGGGGCCGTGTTCAAATAATGCGCACTATTTCCGAAACTGCTAAAACCGAATTTCCGCTCCTACAGCCGTTCAAATTTCGTCGGACGATAAATCCTATTAATTTTTGCCGATCGCTCTCCAGCGGTCGATTTTGACGCCTTCCCGCCCTATTCATTGATCATTGCTTTAACGAACTTCACCGGATGTTTGCCTCTTATTCTTCCTGCGAAAAAGTCTCTGACCGTTCGCTTTGGTATTTCCATTTTTTTCGATATCTCGTTAAGCGAAAATCCTGCCAGGCGTAAATCAATGCACTGCAGGACTTCATTGTCTGTATATCTCGCGGCCTGATGGCTCTCGCCGACATACGCTCCCAGCGGGCCGATAAAGTCGACGCCTCCGGCCCTAAGGCTTAAAGTACTCCGGATGTTCTCTCTTAACTCTTTCAATCGCCGCTTGTAAGATCCGCTGGCGGCCGAGTCCATGAAGTTTTTGTGCCGCTTTCGCGGCTTCAGTGAGTAATCTTTGGGCGTCATGAGGTAATACCGTATGAGGTTGATAGGTTGATTGTTTTTCGGTCATTCTTATCTCCCCGGGATGCCTCCAGCGGTTTGCCGCCGCCGGAAGCGTCTAAACCGCTAAAGCTCAAACTTCGGTCACGATTCCGTTTGAGCTATGGAAACCGACGTCAAAAGGCGTGCCGTCTAACCGCGTTGTAAAAAACAGTCTTGCGTACACCGTTGCAATCGTCTCCGGGATTCCGAAAATGCGTGCACATCTCTCGCCTTTCCGGTTGTACGTCACCACTGCATAGGCCTCGCAGTATCCGCTCTTGTCGTCTCCCTCCCATGCCTTGGGCGCCGATTCAGAGTAGCCGACCTGGATCGTCCAGTGATTTGCGGGAGCGCACCCGAACAAGTTGTCTTCCGCGCTTGTGCCGTAAACGAAAGCGTCTAGAGCGTGGAATGTCTCCATAAAATCGAGGACATCCTTTATAGGAGGGCAGTTGAACATGCCTCCGTGATACAAATTGCTGTCCCAAACTCGCCCCGCCTTGAGTGCATAGTCGACTGCGACAGATATGACCTTTAACTTTTCTAAAACCTTTGATTCTTTCTCTAATAACATAGTAGAAACCCTTAGTTAGGGTGCAAAAACGCATTTTTAAAACCCTTTTCCTAAACTTCCCTATACGCGTATATGAGAGAAGTTTTAGAAATAGATAGTATTTTTGCGTTTTTACACCCTTTACCCCTCTAATCCTTAATCGACAGCCTCAAAACCGACTGCTTTTACTTTGATGCCTTTAAAGCAAATAACTCCTTTTTGATAGACAGTTTCAAAACCTCTTTCCTCCATTGCGTTAAAAAACCATTTCTTTCGTTCCTGATACTGTGGGACGCTTGAATCACGTGCGTACTGTTTCCAGGCGTTGTAAGCCTCACTCCGCGGCCACCGCGCATCGGGTTCGATAACGCAGTGCTCTGAGAAAAAGTCCGACATCGGGTCTTGGGCCGATCTGTATGCTTTCTGCTCCCGGCGGATGGCTTCCGGAATCCGCAGGCCGCGCTGCTGAAAGCGGAGGGCGCCGGCAATGCACTTATTCAGGAAACCGGAAAGCTCTGCCTCAGACTTTTGGTCAAACAGAGGGTCCGCTCGCTCGGCGTTGAAGTTGCCGAGGTGCCGCACTGGCAACAGACGATCCCACATGCCCTCGCTCTGATCCTCTACGATCGGCTTATGGTTGGACACAAGCACCGGCAGACAGCACGGTGTGAAAGTGATTGAGCTTTTCGCCCATGTCTGGCGTCCGGTCATCGGGTCCCCGCCGGTCAACTGTTTAACCAGAGAACTATTGAGGCGGCTTCCGTCGGAGGTCTCCACGAGTGTCACCAGTCGCTTGTCTTTAAGCCTCGTGATGTCCTCTCTGGCGCCGCCGGCCGAGCCGCCTTTGCCTTCGATAAAAGTCTTTTGGTCAGCTCCGACGTGATAGCCCTCTTGGCCGTTGCCCATCATCTTGATCGCGAGGTTGAGCAGCGCGGATTTACCGTTGTGGCCTAAGCCGAACATGATTAAGAAAGACCTGCGCAGGCGCCCCGTCATTCCGGCGCCGAAAATGTCGTAATAGAACTCAACGATCTCCGGATCACCGTTGCATATCTCCAGCATCCTGGCGTCGATATAGGGACATGTCGCTTCCTTGTCGTAGTTGACCGGGGAATGGAGCGTAATCATGTGCGCGGGATCCCCGGGAATAAATTCACCGGTCTTTAGGTCGATCTCGCCGTTATTCACTCCGAAGTAGCGCAGATTTTGGTTGAGCTCGTGCGGGCTGATGAGTACGCTGTTGTCTCCGTCGGAGAATGACTTAAAAGCCTTGAGCATGTTCTCCCAGGTCTTGGGATTGCAGCATTTGGAGGCGAAGTCTTTGAGCTTGACCGCGCTCTCGCTGTCGAGGCCTTTAGCTTCTTCAAACAAGGATTCGACCGTCATTCTGGCGTAGCCCATGATCGCTTCATTGGGCGTCTTCTTCCAGCGGATTCCGTTCCAGGTGTACCACTGGCCGTTGATGCAGTCCCATTTAAGGCCGCCCTTGTAGGTGTCGCGCATCCTTTCGGCCAGGCCGAGTTCATTGGGTGCGTAATCGGAAAAGGTACTTTTCTTAAACCATCCCTGTATACTCGTCTTTGTGATTGATCCGGCGCCCAGTTCTTTCAGGCGCTTTAAGGCGTAATTCGTGAAAACCTCTCTGTCTGCTCGATTGGACAGTGAGGTTTTTCTCGCTAATGTCTCGACGTCAAACTCATCGGAGCATTTAGCCAGCGCGGCAGTGAATTCCGCTTTGGCCGCGATTCGCATCTGCTTTTCTCTGCTCGCTTTGGCCTCTTCAGCTTTGGCGATCACGGTCGGCATGCGGATGAGCTCTTCCTTGCATTTACCGACCTCAACGAACGAGGCCCATTTTTCCGCGAGCGCCTTGGATCCTTTGTCCGGATAATTTGCCGACTTGCTGCTCCATTCGTCCCAGAGTCGGAATGCTTCGTCCGAGCCGTCGTACTCCAGGTGCAGCGCCATGCCGACCTCAAGCCAGTCCTTGTATGCGTCTGCGTCAATATGGCTGATGATCTTCCTGGCCTCCGTGAGCGGGATGTTCCTGCACTTCATGCACTCAACGTCGAAAGCCGTGAGCGGTCCTGCGTTTGCCGACACGGAGCGGCCGGCGCCGCCTCTTTCCTTTAACTTCCAGTTGTGCTTGACAGCGTAGTCGTTGACAATGCCAACAAGCGACTGTGCCTCCTCCATTGTGACGAGTGCGAGGGATTCGGCCGAATGATCGAACGGAGTCTCCTGGTTGATCCATGAGTACGGCTTTCCGGTAATTTTATGGATACCGAGCGCGACAAACTGCTGTCCGTTGGCCAGGATCTCCAACTGTTGATCCTGCCCTTGAGCGTCTACGAATTTGTGCGAGGAGATTTTGGAGAAACTTTGATCTGTCCGGACTACGAACAATGTCCGGGGAAATCTGCCGACACGGGATAAGAACGGGCGGCCGCCGCACAACTCGGTGATTTTGTCGTGCAGCAGTTTGAGCAGGTCTTTATCAGTGATATCGCAGTCAATGCCGATCACCTTATGCTCGCCCTGTCCGGTGAGCAGTCCTATGCCGCACCCGGCATGGATCTCAGCGTCCTCTGACTTGAAGCGGTAGGACGTCCATCCTTCCTTAAGATCCGGGAATTTCTCTCCCGGCGTGATCGGTATCGGCAGATAGCCGTTGTCGACAAGGCGCTGTGCGCCCTGATCGAAAGTGATAACTTTCTCTTGGGTCATGAAACCACCTTTTCTTCTTCGTCTAACTGAGACTCGATCAAAAACGCCAACGCCTCATCTAAATGCTTCTTGGCGGTAATAACGTTTAATGCGAGGTCTCTTATATCGATTAAGCCGCCGTCACCTCTGACAGCGGCCGCGGTCTTTGTTTTTTCTAAACTCTGCTCGGCCAATTCCAGGGCGTTCAGGGCACTGGTTATCTTTGCCGAGCGTTCCTTTACAATTTCAAAAAAGCTTCTTTCTGAGGTCATGATGTCTCTCCCTAATTCGTACGTCTGTCCGCATTGTGGTGTCGCAGTTGCTTTTGCCGCGCGCCCGATCCTCAAACGCCCCAGGCCACCTTATGACGCTTTGAGCGAGTACTACCGATACAGTTCTGTCGCGCTTAAATCGGTTGACGTTTTCGACTTGGGCGATTTTTACGAGACAGCTACCTTGACTGTTTCTGTATGCCCTACTTGCGGTCGTCCTTCCCTCTGGGTTTGCGGCGAGCTTGTTTGGCCAGTATCCGGTGGGATTAAGGCGTATGAGAAAATGCCGGAGAAAGCAAAGCGAGTTTTCAATGAGGCACAAAGTCTTATGCGTCTGTCTCCCAGGTCCTGCTGCGCCCTTCTCAGATTGTGCGTGGAGGAGATAGTTAATTATGTTGGGGCTGAACAAGGGCTCAAAAATTTTGACCCCAACTGGATGCTTGTTCGACGCATTGAGGCGCTGGCGATACCGGAGGCTTTGACTCAGCAGCTTACCGCCTGCCGTGTGATTGGTAATGACGCGGCGCATCCGGGCGTGATTGATTTTTCCGGAGAGGACAGCTGTAAAGTCGCTGCGCTTTTGTCGCACACGGTCAATAATCTTTGCGCCTGTCTTATCGGACCTTTTGATCTCAAGAAATTGGCCGACGAAGTTGAGACCGAGAGGAAAGCCCGCAAAAATAAAAGTTGAAGTCATTTTGCTTTCTCTTTCTTGGTTTCTTCCGTACAAAGCTGAGCGACAAGTTCTCTGAGTTTGTCAACGATCTTGTAGCTGACTTCTGTGTAGCGTTTTGATTTGATCTTGCTGACTGTGCCCTGGGCGATACCGAGCAGGGCAGCGATCTGATGCTGTTTGAGACCGGCTTTTTCAAGTTTGAAAACTGCGGCGTCCGGTGAGATTAATGAAGCTGCCATATAAACCTCAAGAATTACAACTTTAGTTAATAGATTCTAATTCTTTTCGGAATATGCACACAACTTTAAGACTGTTAAAATATTCCCATTGGAATTTTTATTGAGGTCGTGCGATGTCTACTTTTGCTCAAAACTTAAGAGCGCTGATGGAAAAACACGGCGTCTCTCAAAACGAATTAGCAAGATCCGCAGGTCTTACCCAGTCGGCAATCAATAAGATACTTACGGGCAAGACAAAACAGCCGGGTATCGATACTACTGAGGCGATAGCTCGTGTATTAAATGTTTCAGTAGCGCAACTGATTTACACGCCTGACCTTCCAAAGGATGCCGATCCTGTAGCAGGTTTTCGCCGCGTACCTCTTATCAGCTGGGTACAAGCGGGGCTCCCCACTCCGGTCTCTTCTCTTGATGATCTCGATAAATGGTATATCTGCCCAGTGAGCATTAGTAACGAGGGATTTGCACTAAAGGTCAGAGGCGAATCCATGGAGCCGATGTTTTACGAAGGTGACATTGTCTTCATTGATCCTGAAGTACCAGCAGAATCCGGCCGTATTGTGGCGGCGGTAGATGACGGCGCAGCTGATCCCGAAGCAACGCTAAAGAAACTGGTAAAGGACGGCCCTGACTACTACCTAAAGGCCCTTAATCCAGATTGGCCAGGCCCTAAATTCCAGCCGTTTACCCAGAGTATGCGGATCGCCGGAGTGGCGGTTGGCAAGTATGTGGAGCTATAGGAGACAACATGCTCTCGGATTCAACGCTCTACCGAATTCTTGTCCATCCATTGTTTATCGGACTTCTTGGGAGCCTATTTTATATTTTGACTGAGAAAACAGAGAAAAAATTAAAACTTCAGTACAACCCGTTTTTCTATTTATCAATGCTATTTTCCGTATACTTCTTTATCGGAATATACGTTTCCCTTTACGCCACACATTTAGGACTAATTGTCTTGCTGGTGGCGCTCTACATCTCAAAAAAATTAGGCGAAGATAATATTTATCTAGGCCTTTCGGCAGCGGGCGTAATCGTTGCCGTAAGTATTTTCTGGAAAACCGTACTTAGAGTCATGTTTCCATACGGCTGAGTTTAATTTTTTGAACCGCCTACGGGCGGATTTTTTATGCCTCATTAAATTCCTATTGGAATTATTTAAACTATCGGCATTGATTTTATATTCCTAAAGTTTTAAATTCGTTTGTGAATTGATTAAGTTCAAAGGACAAACGAAATGCCGAATACCAAAAGCGAAGGTCCCTACATCTTCTCAACGGACGAACAACTCCGCCAGGATCTAAAGAAAGCAATGGTCGACCGCGGTTTCACCGCCAGTAAACTCGGCCGAGCTCTTAACCTCCCGGCTCAAACAGTTAGTAGATTCTTAAACGGCCGCGTCAAAAAGGCCTGCGACAATGCGAGCAAATATGTCACTTGGCTAAATGAGCAGGATGCAGCTTTTTATAAAACTCCTCTTGCCGCCTGGCTGACTCTCCAAACCTGCCTTATTGATATTGCCGGTCGCACCGGTGAACTTCCTCCGGACGCCTTGGCCGCCATCTCCGAACTTAACGACTTCTTTTCTTCCGCTAAGTGAGGTTGCTTATGAGCCAAATTGCCTTGCACCTCACGGGCCCTCAACTCCGTCTTAAGCTCAAGGAAGCTCTCATCGAGAAGAACTACAAATCCATGACAGTCTTGGGACTTTCAGATCTTCTCGACATCACGGTTTCCGATGCGATAGACCTCACGAACGGCACCCTCCCTTCTATTAGGGCGACACATAAAGCTCTTGGTTTCATCCTGAATGCTCCGGTCCTTCCAGAGCCCTGGGTCATTCCGGCACAACCCGTTGTCAACTTTTGTCCGCGTGAGGTGGTCTATGCGACGCGAATTTAGTGATTTCGAAATCGCCGTCGGCGCGTTCGTCGCCTTCCTCGGTTTCTGGGGTTTTGTGTACCTCGTCTTCATTCTTCCGGAGTTCCTCGGAGGCCTCTTATGAACTCAGTTTTTAACCTCGCCTCCTACAACTTCAATCAGTTGACCGATGACGAGCTTCTCTCATGGCTGCATTCCGAGGGCCTGGCCAACATGCCGCCGATTATCCGGACATTGGCTGAGCGCCTGGAGGCCGTTCAGAACGACGTGAGCTATGCCCAGGAGGAAACCAAAGACGCAAAGGAAGCGTTCAAAAAGCTCGATAAGGACACGATCGAAGGCCTGAACAAGCTAGACGACAAGCTGGGCCATTTTGCCTCTGACCTGGAAAAAGTCTCCAGCGCAATTCTCGAATCTCAAGGAAAGATTCTTGTCGAAGGCGATCTACTCGTTGATAGCGATGAACTGGATGACGAATGCCCTGACGATCAGCTCGTTATTCCTCGTAAAGAACTCGACGCCATTCGTGACCAAGTCGACAAGATCAGCCACGCCATTTCCAACCTAGAAACCGGGGACTTCTTCCCCGATCGCCCTTCCATCTAAGACTAAAGGAGATATTTATGTCTTTAGAAACTGCCATCCAAGAAAACACCAAAGCACTGCAATCACTCGGCGAAATTATTAAGCAGGCCCTGAGCATGAAGCCTGTACAGGCTTCTGCGACAGCTGCTCCGGCGCCTGAGCCCAAAGCCGCACCTGTCGAACCTGTAGCCGCGGCTGACCTTCCTCCGGTGGTTGCACCTAAGGCAGCACCCGCCGAGCCAACAACCGCGCCTGTTCCGGCGCCTAAAACTGAGCCTAAGGAAGCACCGATTAACTACAAGGAACTTCGTGAGGCCATGGTCTCCAAACTGCAAAAGCTCTTCGAGCATTCTCCCGCCAAGGGTGCCGAGATTCTCCGTTCTTTCGGCGTCAGACGCCAGTCCGAACTGCCGGACGAAAAACTGCCCGCTTTCTGTGATGCCCTGGTTAAAGCTCTCGAAGCTGAAGGAGTTCTGTAATGGCCCACTCACTTCTGTCCCCGTCCTCCGCCCACCGCTGGATGTCTTGCCCGGGAAGCGTATCTTTGTCCCGCCTTTTCCCGGACGAATCGTCCTCTTATGCCGAGGAAGGCACACTCGCCCATGCTTGGGCCGCACACCTCCTTGATCCGCAGAATCAGCCTCAGCCGGCCGAAGCCCTGAGTTCTGACAATCTGACTTTCGTCCAGGACTATGTCCTTTTCGTTGAGCGTGAAACTGCGGGCGGTGTCCGCCGCATTGAGTATCCGGTTTCTGTCTCAGAGGTCACCGGTGAAGCTAATGCCAAGGGCACAATCGACTGCGCCTCATTGGTCAACGGCACGCTCAAGATCATTGACCTGAAATTCGGTAAGGGCGTGAAGGTCGATGCCGAGCACAATACCCAGCTCATGATTTACGCCGCCGGTGCCTTGCCCTTGTTCGATGTGATCGACGAGGTCAAAGACATTGAGCTCACGATCTTCCAGCCGCGCATTAACAATATCTGCTCTTGGAAGTTGACGCCTGCCGAGCTGGATGAGTTTGTGAACAAAGCCCGGGCGCGAGCGTCTATTGCGATCAACTATCTGCGCGCCGATCCTCTTCCCTTGGCTGCACTGGAGCCGTCTGCCGACGCCTGCCGATTCTGTAAAGCTAAGGCCGCGTGCCCCGCACTGCAGCAGAAGGCAGCAGAAGCCTGTGACTTCCGTCCGGTACTGGATAAGGGACAAGACATCCCGGTTGTTCCGGAAGAGGCATTGGGCTCGGAGCAGCTCTCCTTGAATCTTCAACTCGCCGACCTTCTCGAACCGTGGATTGCCGCCGTGCGTGAGGCCGCCTACGACCAAATGATGCAAGGCGTCCAGGTCGAAGGATTCAAGCTCGTGCTCGGCCGCCCGGGTAACCGCCAGTGGACCAGCAACGCAGAAGCCGAGGCCATGCTCAAGTCTTTCAAACTGAAAGAAGACGAGCGCTACACATACAAGGTCATTACTCCGACCGCCCTGGAGAAACTCATGAAGGCGGGTCGAATCGGCGAGCGTCAATGGAAGCGCGCCGAAACCATCATCACCAGAAGCGAACCGGCTCCGACCGTCGTACCGGCAGCAGACAAGCGGCCGGCATGGTCTCCGACCGCTACCGCATCCGATTTCACACCTATCTCTAATTAATAAGGAGCACAACTATGGCATTCAACATTAAAGGCCGTCTCTCTTTTGAACACATTTTCACTCCGTCCTCAACCGAAGGTTCCGAGCCTACATTTTCCTGCTCGGTCCTGATGCCGAAGGGATCCGCGGAAGTCAAGAAAGTGGAGGCCGAGATGATGCGCGTCGCTACTGAAAAGTGGGGCGCCAAGGGCAAAGAAGTTCTGGCCCGTCTTATCAAAGGAGGCAAAACCTGCCTGCGCGATGGGGACACAAAAGAATATGACGGTTACGCCGGCATGGACTACGTTACCGCTCGTAATCCCGTCAAACCCTCCGCGTTCGACAAGAACGGCGACGAAACTGAAAAAGCCGACGGTCTCATTTACTCCGGCTGCTACGTCCAGGCGCGTATCGAGCTTTGGGCGCAGGACAACAAATACGGCCGGCGCATTAACGCAAAACTTCTAGGCGTCAAGTTTGAAAAAGACGGCGACGCTTTCGCGTCCGGTTCCGGTCCTGCCAAGGCCACTGACTTCGATGTGGACGATGAACCGAGCGACGACGGTAAAAAGCCCTGGGAGTAAGCCATGGCGAAGAACAGAACCGAGGGACAAGGCGTCGTGCTCGGACTATCCGAGGTAGAAGCCTATGCGGTCATGTCCGCAATTAAGACAACGCTTGAGATTGAAACAGGCGTCGACACCATGACGACCGGATTCGGAGAATTTGCCAAAAAGCTGTACCTCAAAAGTTTGACCAACGTAATGGACCTCTTACAAGCCGCCCTGATAAGCAAACAGGGGCCAACTAACTAAAGCCTTTTTAACCACCCGTCCTTCACACGAAGGACGGCTATTAAGGAGACTCAATATGACAACACTCTGGGCAGACTTAGAAACTTTCAGTACCCGCGACATTATGAACGGCCCTCACCAGTACGCAGAAGACTGCGAAGTTCTGCTGTTCGGCTATGCGATTGATGACGGCCCGGCCAAGGTTTGGGACGTCACAACCGGCGAGAGAATGCCGTTCGAATTAGCTTGTGTCCTTGCCGCCGCGCAAATGAATGCTCCGGACGTCAATACCGTTTGGCACAACGGAGCTAATTTCGACGTCCCTGTCTTGCGCAAGGCCAAAAACCTCCATGTCGACATCCCTTTCGAGCGCGTAGATGACTGTATGGTCAAAGCGTATTCCCACGGTTTGCCCGGATCTCTGGGCGCGCTGTCTGAGATTTACGGCCTCGATGTGGATAAAGCCAAGGATAAGGACGGCCGGCGCCTCGTGCTGAAATTCTGCAAGCCCGACAGTAAGGGCAACGTGCGCAACCGCACGACGGATCCGGAGGATTGGGCCCGCTTTGTGAACTACTGCCGCCTGGACGTCGAAGCCATGCGGGCAATCTACAAAAAATTGCCGTCCTGGAATTGGGGCCCGCGCGACCGCGCCCAGTTCGTGATCGATCAGCGCATTAATAATAGAGGTGTCCGGATGGACCTCGATCTTGCCCGTGCAGCGATCGCTTTGGCCGATAAGCTCAAGGCCGAAAACGCCAAGCGCACCCAAGATCTGACCAATGGAGAAGTCGCGTCGGCTACTCAGCGCGATGCGCTCCTGGCCCACATCCTGCAGCAGTATGGCGTTAGCTTGCCGGATCTTACTAAGTCCACAATCGCGCGGCGTCTCAACGATGAGAACTTGCCGGAAGTCGTCAAGGAGCTCCTGCGTGTGCGCCTGGCGTCCACTAAGACATCCACTGCCAAATATAAAAAGCTCATTGCCTCGACCAGTGCGGACGGCCGCATGCGCGGTTGCCTCCAGTTTAGAGGTGCCACCCGTACAGGCCGCTATGCCGGACGGCTCATGCAGTTGCAGAACCTGCCGCGCCCGACGCTCCCGCAATACGTTATTGACGCCGGGATCGAAGCGATTAAGGGAGGCTGGGCCGAGTACCTGGCTGAGCCAGGCGAGCTCATGTCTTCGTGCCTGCGATCCTGCATCATGACCACGCCCGGGAAGCATTTAGTCGTCGCCGACTTGTCCAATATCGAAGGCCGCATGTTGGCCTGGCTCGCCGGAGAAGAATGGAAACTCAAAGCATTCCGAGACTTCGATGCCGGTCACGGCCCTGACCTTTACAAAGCCACCTATGGGCGCACGTTTGGTATCCGTCCGGAAGACGTAACCAAACACCAGCGACAGATCGGTAAGGTCATGGAGCTCGCGCTCGGTTACCAGGGCGGTGTCGGTGCATTCCTCACGTTCGCGTCCGCCTATTCGATTGACCTGGATGAGCTTGCGAAACATGTCCGGGAAAATATTTCCTTTAGCTATTGGGGCCAAGCCGAGGGCTCATACGAGTGGTACAAGGAAAAGAAACTCACTCACGGCTTAAAGCGCGAAACCTTTATCGCCTGCGAAGCTGTCAAGCTCGCCTGGCGCGATGCGCACCCGGCAATACAAAAGTTTTGGGCGGATGTCGATAAGGCCGCGGTCTCTGCGCTCAAGGACGTGCCCGCTAAAGCCGGCAAAGTTTGGTTCAGTAAGAACGGATCTTGGCTGCGCATGAAACTGCCTTCCGGACGCTTTATCTGCTATCCCGGAGCGCGGCTAGAGGATGGCGGTGTGGGCACCGGCACCTTCTCCTACATGGGGATCAACCAATATTCCCGGAAGTGGGAGCGTATCCGGACATACAGTGGCAAGTGCGTAGAAAACGCAACCCAAGCCGCAGCCGCTGACATTCTGATCGGCGCCATGGATTCAATCGAGCAAGCAGGATTTGAAATCGTCTTCTCAGTGCATGACGAATTTATCACTGAGGCCGACCTCTCTAAAGACAACACCGAGCTTGAAAAGCTCATGTCAACTCCGCCCAGTTGGGCACCGGACCTGCCGCTGGCCGCGGCCGGATTCACTTCACTTCGTTATCGAAAAGACTAGGAGATTAGCTATGGCATTTAAAGTTAGTGAAAAAGAACACAATGAATCTCTCTGTGCAGCCGTTCGTGCTGCCGCCTACTTAAAAGAAACCGACGAGAGATTCAAGGGCACCAACCCTATCGTTCCGTTTTTCAGCGGCCTGCTGTCGAAAGGCGGCGATCCCTATATCGACATCATGTGCGCCGACTCGAATGGCAAAACAGTGCACACGGTTGTCTTCACCAAGTCTTTTGCCAAACAACTGATCGAGCAGTTTCAGGAATACCTGGCCGTCCTGGAGCAGGAGGAGAAGACAAATGAATGAAGAAATGAAGAAGAAACAGATAGAAGCTATCAAAAAAAATCCGTAGACAGTTTGCAGATGAAGTGTATTGGTGTTTGGAAAATTGGCTTGATGCTCTAGACGAACGATCTAGCGGTGATGAACTGCCATCAGACCCGATCATGAAAGAACGATCTCGAATCTTTCGCGCGCAGGAGCTTGTAGGTTTTGAAGAGAATTATGAGGAGAAGTAAATGGAATGGTTAATTCTTACTTTTTTTCTTGTTCTCCTCCTGGTCGTTATCGGCCATCAGACCAAAATCGATATGCTCAGCCTGAGGCTGTTCAAACTCTCCTCCCGCGTGGAGCGTTTGGAAAGACGGTTTAAGGAGCAGTCATGACACCCGAAGGAAAAGTTGTTGCCCTTATCCGGGCAAGAGTGAAAGAGGCTAACGGAGAAGTCCGGAAGTGTTCCTGGGAAGGTGTGCGCGGCGCTCCGGATCTTCTTGTTTTGCTCCCGGGCGTGCATGCCTGGATTGAAGCGAAGGCGCACAACGGCGCGCTCAGGCCTCATCAGGTTCGCGAGCATGAACGGCTGCAGAAGGCAGGATGCAAGGTCTTCGTCGTGTACGGTGAAGATCAGGCCGAATCCCTGGTGAGCCACCTCGTTGCATTGTCCAGATCAGTGGAGCCGTAATATGTCGAGAGATTTCAAGCCCTGGCCTTACCAGGAACTCATGATCCGATTCGCTTTAAAAAATAAGCGCTGCGGATTGTTCGTCCCGATGGGCATGGGCAAAACTTCAAGCGCGCTCATGATTATCCAGATCCTAAAAGATCTTTATGGTGAAGGTCCGGCGCTTGTAATCGCTCCGCTTGCGGTAGCCCGTAATGCCTGGCCGAGTGAAGTGCGGAAGTGGAGTGATTTCAGCCACCTCAAAGTGTCACCGATCCTCGGCAGCACGAAGGAGCGCGTCAAGGCCTTGCATACCAAAGCCGATGTCTATGTCATTAACTATGACAATCTGCAGTGGCTGGATAACTATCTCACGAGCCACAACTATACGTGGCCCTTCCCTGTTGTCGTGGCCGATGAGTCCACCAGGCTGAAAAGTTTCCGGACAAGACAAGGCTCTAAGCGTGCGAAGGCCCTGGCCAAGTTCACGAACTTTTTTCGGAGGTTTATCGCTCTAACCGGTACGCCTTCTCCCAACGGTCTCAACGACCTGTGGGGCCAGCTTTGGTTCATCGACAACGGCCAGCGTCTGGGGAAGTCTTTCACCGCGTTTCACGAGCGGTGGTTCAGACCTCTGAGGGTCGGCGCGACCGCGGCCGCCGTGCAGTGGGTCCCCCTGGAGTACGCCCAGGAGCAGATTCAGAATGCGATTGCCGACGTCTGTTTGTCGATCAAAGCCGAGGACTACTTTGATTTAGACAAGCCGCATTTTGTGAACGTCGAAGTCGAATTGCCGGACGAAGCCAAGGCCCTGTACAACGACATGGAGCGGGAGCTCTTTATCGAGCTGGCCAATGCCACCACGGTGGAAGCAGCTAACGCCGCGGCCAAGACCGTGAAGTGTTTGCAGCTTGCCAACGGTGCGATCTACACCGACGACACGCATAACTGGCAGGAGGTGCATACGGCCAAACTGGATGCGCTCGCCTCCATTGTCGAGGAAGCTGCAGGCGAACCGCTTCTTGTGGCTTATCAATTTAAGACCGACCTTGCCCGCATCCTGGAGGCATTCCCCAAAGCCCGCGCCTTCGATAAGCGTCCGGAGACAGTCGAGGCTTTCAACAACGGCGAGATTCCCATGCTCTTGGTGCATCCGGCAAGTGCGGGCCACGGCCTGAGCCTGCAGGACGGATCAAGCAAGCTCGTGTTCTTTAGCCAGTGGTGGAACCTCGAAGAGTACCTCCAGGTGATTGAGCGTATCGGCCCGATGCGTCAGCTCCAGGCAGGACATCCGAGAGTTGTGACGGTCTATCAGATCCTGGCTAAGGACACGATCGACTACGTGGCGCTGGCGAAGAAGCGATCTAAGAGGGAAGTTCAGGACATGTTGCTGGACTATCTGCGGAATAAGGGAGAGAAAAAATGAACTTTCTCGATCAAAGAATTAAGACGTTTGCATCCCAGGGGCTGAGTCCCTACGAGATTGAAGAGAAGCTCGGATTTAAACACTACACCATCCATATTGAGCACCACGAAGCACTTATGGAAGGATACGCCCGGAGCGACAACGGTCAGAAGGCGGCAGAACGTAAAGAACGTCGGCGGGAAGCCAGTCGCGAATATGAGGCAAACCACCGTAAGGAGCGAAAGCGCATACATCAGGAACGTTATGCGAATGACCTGGAATATCGGAAGCGCATACAAGAGGCGCAAAAAAGATACAGAGAAAAGCACGCGCTCGAGCTTAGCGCAAGACGTAGAGAAAGATATTGGAAGAAAAAGGAAGAGGAGTTAAGACATGTCTGATTTAGTAAACCATCCTGCACATTACGAGAGCCAGTCCATCAAGTTAGAGCCGATTGACTTCTGTGAGCGTCTGCCTTTTTGCCTAGGCAACACGGTGAAATACTGCTTTAGAGCGGGGCACAAGGAAGGCGCCAGTGAATTGCAGGACCTCAAAAAAGCTCAGTGGTACCTTAAAAGACAGTGCCTAAGTAATAATGCTTTGAGGTTTTCCGATAGAAAGAAGAAAGTATTTTGGCGCGGATTAGGGTCCTTGTTTGAGAGGTGCGAAGGAATTCTCGGCGAGACAACTAGAGACTACCTTAGCCGCCCAGGAGAGTTCTATTACAACTATTGGAGAGCTCTGGCTTTCCACATAGCCGACCGCATTAAAGTCCTGGAAACCGACAAGGCCCTCTATGACCAAACGATAGGGGAAGAAAAATGACAGCGACCTGGCTCAGCAAAATGGAGCTTGCAACCTACCTCGGTATTACGACCAGGACGGTGGACCGCTGGAGAAAAGATGCGGACTTCTATAAATTTCCGACGCCCCGCTATATAGCAGGGCGCCCACGGTGGCACATTAAAGATATAGACAGCTGGATGTCTAAGCAGCCGACGAAACTCCGCTAAAGACTGCATCCGCCCACTGCTGCATTACTTCACGCCGTTGTTCCAACAGATCAGAACGTTGATATGCTTGGACAACGGCGTTTCCTGTTGTATGCATCAGGCATTTTTCAGCAACAATGTCCGGAACTCCGTTCTCGGCCGCCCAGTCTCTGAATGTCGATCTAAAGCCGTGCATCGTGGCAGTCGTTCCGGTCAGTCGTTTGAGCAGTTTGGTTAGGGTGTAGCGGCTTCCCAAACTTTCCTCAGAGACACCGAAAATATGATCGCCCTTTTTCTCGATAGACTTCAAAAGCTCAATCGCCTGGTCACTTAAGGGGACGCGGTGCGGGTACGGCTTTTGGTCTTTTCGTCTTTCCGGAGGTACGGACCAAATACGGTTTTCCCAATCGATCTCATCCCAGCGTGCCGGGACAGATTCTCCTACGCGACTGGCTGTCAGAATTGTGAAGAGGATTGCCTGCTTTGTTCTTGTCGTCGCGGGATAGAAGCAGCTGATCTTTTCTTGTAACTCTTCGAGCGGCATAGACTCCTGGTGCTGAACCTGCTGAATTTTAGACGCCGGCGGCAGGTCCCTGTCCAGATTGCCCCTCCACAGGGCGGGATTGAAGTCCATGAGGCCGTCGCTTACTGCATAAGAGAATATGTTCTCCAGGCGGCCGCGAACCCTGGAGGCGGTCTCCGTTTTGGTCGACCATATCGGCTGCAACACTGCCAGGACGTCGGCCCGCTTTATTTCAGACAACTTCTTTTTGCCCAGAACAGGAAAGGCATAGGCGCGGACAGTGGCGAACCATTGAGCCTTATGTTTAGCATTTTTCCACAGGCGCACGTTCGCGATCTTCTCGATCGCTTTTTCGGCATAGTCCTCGAAAGTAAGGTCGGCCCTAACCTCTTTGTCGAGAACCTCTTTCGGAGTCATGGGCGCAGTGCCCTCGGTCAGGCCGACGCGAAACTTCTCGGCCATTTCTTTAGCCTGGCTAATCGTGATCGTATTGGCCGAGCCGAGACTTTTTTCCTTACGCTTGCCGCCGAGCATATACCTAAACACGAAAGAGCGAGAAGTACCGCGGACTACCAAATTTAAATTAGGCGCCACCGGGTGCTTTCCGTCCGGCAATTTAAAAATATTTTTGGCTGTAACTTGCATGAGATTTTCCCCCTTTGGTTTTGTCCACCATGGTGGGCAAGCAAAACCTAAGCGAGACGGGAGGTTATGAAAGTCTTGGAGTCCGCCAATCGCTTTCTCGGAAAATTCGTTCCGCCTTCAGTCCGCCATGTCCACCAATAAGGTCCGCCACAAGCGAATCCTATGGCAAATTATCCTCTTAAGGCTTTATTTTGTCCACCACTTTGTCCACCACTCGCAGGCGAGAAAATGTCTTTCCATGTCTCGTCGTGTCTCAATCGGAAATTACAGAGCGGAAATTTAATCTTCTGAAAGCCAATATTGACGGGGCTTTTGAAAGATGATGTCTCTATTTGTCTCGAATTGTCTCGCCGTGTCTCAGGCGGAAGATGGCAGACCCCCTCTCCGCCATTCATTAGTTCGCATAAGTTCGTATGCGTTCAAAAATCCTCTAAAATTCAGAAAGTTGCGAAACAACTGTAACAAGCGTTGTTCGTATAAGTTCGCATGAGTTCACATGCAGCCGCAGCTAAATGGTCACTAAACTGGTCACTAAATTTTGAGTTTTTTCTTCTTAGTGACCACTTTGAATTTGGAGTTTTTGGATGCAAGTTTCAACGGTCTTAGAAATCAAAAATCTAACGGCGGAAGGATATTATTCAATTACCGGAAGTCGAGGCCTTCAATTGCGTGTCACCAAATACGGCAAAGAGTTTTATTTCCGCTATTCATGGAAAGGGAAAAGACATCTCTTCAAGATAGGCACATCCGACTCGGTTACTCTTTCGGATGCTAGAAAAAAAGCTATCGAGCTCTCTGAACTGCTCCGTAAAGGAACAAACCCAAAAGAACAAAAGACCGCTGGAAAGGAAGAATGCACCGTAGAAGTTAAACGTAAGACATTTAAAGAATGTGCACTTGATTGGATTAAAGAAAGAGCTACCAATAATTTCTGGAAAAACAATGTCAAAGGAGAAGCTAATACATTAAGCAGATTATCGAACCATGTTTTCCCAAAAATCGGTGAAAAGGCAATCGAGAGTATCGAACCGGAAGATATTAAGGATCTTTTGCTCCCTGTTTGGAACAGGAGTCCCTCTACATCTTCAAAAATTCTCGCTGACGTTAGAGCCATTTTACGATGGGCGATAGCTCTTCGAATCAGAAAAAACCGCGAGAACCCGGCTGATCTTTCCGGAGCTCTTGGGGTCTTAATGGAGCCATACAATAAAAACAGAAAGGAAGAGGAAAATTATTCCGGGTTAGATTTTCACGAAATTCCTGAGTTTGTAAAAGACGTTAGTACTCTGAGAAGCAGAACCGCCCAGATGCTTCTATTTTCGATTTATCTAGCTGCCAGATCTAAGCCCGTTAGAAATGCCAAGTGGTCGGATATTGATATTGAGAAAAAAATCTGGAATGTGCCGCCGGAGGATGACAAGGTTAAAGGCTCAAAACGTTCCCGGACTATCTTCTTAAACGAAGCAGCCGTTACGCTACTCAAGAACGTAGTTCGGTTCAGTGAAAGTCCATATGTTTTTTGTAATTCCTACGGAAGGCCCTATTCCGATATGGCTATGAATCAACTCATTCGGAAAGCCCACGCAAGAAAGAAACTTCTGGACGGAATCGGCTGGATCGACAAGGAAAAATCAAAAAGAATTGGAAAGGAATGTATCGCTACTCAGCACGCAACAGCTCGCAGCTGTTTTGAAACTTGGGCAAAGGATGACGTGCTCGGGAATAACAAACGATTCGATAAAGAGGCCATAAATCTCAACATGTTGCACGAACGTAATGATCCTTATAAGGGAGCTTACGACAGAAGCAAAATGGAGCTGGAACGCAGGAATATGATGGAGGAATGGGGAAAGTTTTGTACCCAGCTCCTATAGCAGTGAAAAGCAAATACACAATTCTTTAGAATGGTAACGGGGCGGTCTTTTCTTAGGACCATTGACTAAAAAATGAAATCTTCCTTTTCGC